GTGGACTTCATCTTGCCCTGCAGAGACGCATATCCCTCTGCTGCGATTCCGTATCCCTCATGGCGGTTCTTTACCTTGGTCGGGTGCTGATACTCCATGATCTGACCCAGTGCGAATTTGGCTGTTGCCTGCATATTCTCTTTGAGGTCACGGTCGCTTTCCAGTGTTACATCAATTTCCATCTGCTCATAATCTGCCATGGCTTATACCTCCCGTGCTTTCTTTGCTCTGCTTAAAGCCTGCTGTGCGTTTTTGCTTGCTTTTGTCTTATTGATTCCAAGTTTCGAGTAAATATTGAGACATTTTGCTAAATCCTCTGGTAAATCTTCGCCTTCTGGTAATTCATCATCAAGAGCCTTCATTGTGGACTGTAGTGTTTTCGCATTGACTGTTTCCTTTATGATTGAACCAAGTCCCTGCTCTCTCAATACCTCGAAGAATTCTATCCCCTCCTCTATTTTTAACTGCTCTAGCTTTTCTTCCGCCTTCTTGGAATACATTTTGGTTTCCTGTAAAGAGTAGGTATATCCATCCACGATAGTACTTGGCTTCTCGTTATCCACCATTATCTGTGCTATCTCCTGTTCCTTTTTCTCTTTTGCAGCATTGTTTTCTTTGGTTTGCTTCTCTAGTCTCTTTTTTTCTTCAAGAATTTTGTTATATTCTCGAATTTTTTTGTCTAAAATTTCATTGACTGACTGAAGCCGTTGTTCTGTTTTCATTGCTTTGCTCCTTCCTTCTTTGGTTTTATAATTCATTTCCCCACTGGTCCCAACCGTCACGCTCCGTCCTTGCGAAGAGTTCCAGTTTCTTTGCCTGTGGGAAGAATGTTTCTAACATCTGATAGGCACATTCCGGCTTCTGGCTGTGATGCCTTTTACTGTTCTCTCTGAGTACCGTGGAAAATGCTCCACGCTTGTCCTTGTCCGGGAGGATAATGTTTCCCTTCTTGTAGAACCATAGCAAGTACTCATGTGCGAACCGTACCGTGTAGGCGGGTGCCGGTCCGTTACCTTTATCCCATATCAGCCTTGCATGGAGTTTATATCCAAGCAGGCTCATGATTTCCTCTGTCTGCGGCAGGTACTTATCTATCGTCCACATGAATACATTGTGCTTTTCATTCATGAGTTCGTTTGTGACATATCGGTGCAGTTCCATAATTCCGGGGACGTCCATTGTCTCGTATGGTACTGTCGTTCCGGTGCTGTTCGGTCTGGCCGCTTTCTTTCCGCCCCTGCCTTGCTGCCACGGTGGGTCCGTGTAGAGGATGTCATATTTACTTTCCGGATTAAAAATATCGATCTTTGCCATTACGATACCTCTCGTCCTGCTGTTCCTGGTACTCTTTCATTGTTGGACGTTTTCCGTCTAAATCATCCCATGTATATAAGCAATGATTCTCGTCCTGCCAGTTTGCTTTGTAACAATTCCTGCAAGTACATCTTCCCGACAGCCATCTCATTTCTCCCCAGTATTCTGGCTTACCGCACTGCTTGCAGATTACGATTTTGTCCATATCAATCACTCCAATTCTTCGATGAGGTTTCTGATTTCCACCTGCGCTTCTGGCGGAAGTTTTTCAGCGTAAATGTCATACCATCTATTGAATTTATCCTTTAAGGTCATAACACTGGCGCATGGTATTTCCATAAGTGTTTTAATACGCTTTTCCTTTTCCTCTTTAAGCAGCTTCGCTACTCCGGATGGAACTACTACCGGATTTCCACCATATGCTTTGACTTTTTTCACATCTTCCTGTGAGTCTACTGGGATGGAGTATGGCTGTGGATTTTGACTATCAAACGATTCTATTAGCATTTCCTGTACTTTTTTCACATCGTTTTTATAAGTATTGAACTCAAAATGATATACATCATCCGCACGTTCCTCAATCATTTTCCTAACCTGCTCTATTGGAATGTCTCCCTTTACCATTGCTTCAGCAATCATAAGAGATGTAATTTCTTCAACATTCCAACTATCGCAAGTCTTTCGGTCACGCTCCAGTCGTATGTATTTAGGCTTGAAGTTGTACCCGTATTTCAAATCACTGTTGCAATCCACGAACAATCCATTGACATATACTTCTCCGGCATATTCTTCATCCAAGATAATTTCGCCGTACCCTGTCTCGGCTTTGCTATAATCGCAGTTCTCCAAATGAAGCCACACCTTGTATAAATTATTGAATTCTTCGTGTGTAACATTTCCAACTTCGATACATAAACCAGAGTTATCTGTATCATGCTTGTACACATAAAATGCGAGGATCTTTTCCAACCATTTTTCAGAGTTTTTAAATCTGGACTCCCAGATTTCCCCTTTTTCATTGTTGTAAATCGTGAAGGTTTTCCCCAGTCTGTTCAAAACAAGAGCAGCAATTTTATACCCTTCTCCAAACTGTCCAACTGTGTCCTCATTGTTTGCTTTGCTGCTTCGTCCTAAAAGCAGGGTATTTATCTTAAGGACAGATTTTTGATTTACAAGTCTGAGTGTTTTTTCTTTTCCGTTGTAAATGATCTGGAACTTATTCTCCTTATCCAGTACCTCTTGGTCTGTGCCATTCTGGATTAATTCTCTAAGCGCATCATTAAAAGTCCAATCTGACACATAATTTGGTGTCAGTGTTAATTCATAGCATTTTGCATCTATATCTTTCTTCATTAAAAATAATCCCTCCATGTATCCACGACTGTTTTTGCCAGATCCTCTTTCTTTGCCAGTGCTTTCAGCACCACTTCGTCTATCGTTCCCTCTGTGATGAGGTGGATATAAGTGCAGGCATTCTTCTGCCCGATACGGTGGATTCTGGCAAGGCTCTGACTATATGCTGCATAGTTGAAGTTGACCGAATAATACACACAGGTGTCTGCGGCCGTGAGTGTGATTCCCAGTCCTGCGGTATCGATCTGTGCAAGGAATACCATCGTTTCCGGGTTCGTCTGGAAGTCCTTGACGATGTCGCCCCTGTCCTCCAGTTTCACATCTCCATAGATTTCTCCGTAGCGGAGTTTCTTCTTTTTCAGCATCTGCCCGATGATGTCTATCTCCGGTCTGAAACGTGCGAAGATTACCAGTTTCTTTCCTGCGTCCACCACATAATCGTCCACGATTTCTTCCAGTGCGTTCAGTTTGCCCTTGCTGACCAGTTCTGGCTTTTCCTCGCCGTCTGCCACTAAAAATCCGCCAGTGAATTGCTGAAGGCGAAGCAGCTTTGTCAGCACGGTCGTTGCGCTGATCTGCCCGCCGCTTTCCAGTTCTGCGAAACTCTCACGCTTGATGCGGTCGTAGATGTTCTTTTCCTTTGCCGACATCGTTATGTATCTCTGCAGGAATGTCTGCTCCGGCAGGTCGAGTGCTTCGTCCTTGGTCACTCGGTATGCGATGGAGTGCTCTTTCTGGATTAACTGGTCGAGGTCTTTGTATCCCACGATCTGGTGTCTGTTAAATCCGCCCATGATGGCATATCTGTTTCGGAACTGATAGAAGTTCGTTCCGAAGATTGTCGGGTCAAGGAAGCGGTACTGGCTATACAGGTCGATTGCATTATTCTGTACCGGAGTTCCGGACAGGATAAGTTTGTACTTTGCCTGGTCGCCCAGTTTGTGCATTGCCTTGGACTGCTCTGCATCGTGGCTCTTGATTCTCTGGCTCTCATCGCAGATGATCATGTCTGCGTTCCATTCATACAGTGCGTCAAAGATGCCTTCTCTCCATGTGGATTCGTAATTGATAACGGCTACCTTTAATGCCTTGAATGGGAAGTTATCGAGATCGTTTAACAGCTTCAGCCTGCGGTTCTTGTCTCCAAGCAGTACCTTGATGTTTGCCTTAAAGTCTGCAAATTCTGCGAAGTCCTTGGGCCATACGGAGCAGACGGAGGTTGGTGCTACCACCAGTACCTTTTCCACCTTACCCATCTGGTAAGCCGTGCCTGCTATCATGATTGCTGTCAGTGTTTTTCCGCATCCCATTTCGAAGAGCAGACCGAAGCCTTTATGAATTTCTGCCATTTCGTCCACCTCCTCTGTTTAAATGTGGATAATCTCGGTCGGCATACGCTTCTCTGCTCCAGGACAGCTTCTTCCCGCACCAGTGGCAGTGAGTATGTCCTACCTGCGTTCTTTTCCTGCATAATGGGCACACATATATTCCGGCCGCTCTCCTGATCGCCATCTCCGGCATCTCGTATTTCTGTGTCATCTCTGCCGTCTGTGCTGTTGCTTTCTCATAATCAGATATGATGTCTATTACTTCCTGCAGTGCATCAGTGTCGTTCTTCCAGACTTCCTCTGCATCTTTCGGTGCGGCCATGGATGAGCAGTGGCCCTGCAGGTTCTCAAGCTGCTTTATGATCTGCTGATAATCTCTTGTAGGTTTACTCACTTTTTATCCGCCTCCTTTGGTTTCGGTGGGTCTACCAGTCCGAATGTCATGAGTGCCATATTATATCCTCGCACCTGGTGCGTAAATGGCGACACCTTGACTGGCGGTGGGATGAGTGGCTCTGGCTTCGGGTTCATGCGTTCCCGGTCGACTGCTGCCATTACTTCGTTCAGCTTCTTTCGCTCTGCTTCGATGGACGGTGGCAAGTTTACCAGTCCTGCCAGTCTGTTCAGCAGTTCGATGTCAGCCGGTCCGCTTAGTGTCTGCGTCTGCCTGCTCCACTTCATCTTTCCCCAACTCTTTATGATTGTGAACTGGACATTGTCTGCTTCTCTTATGAGTATCTGTCCGTCCTTCATTGCCATTTTCATTGTTGGTTACTTCCTTCCTGTTAGTCCGTGTTTTCTTCGTATTCGTCTCTGGATATTACTCTTACCTTTTCAACCGGGACGTGGCAGAACTGCGCCATGCCTTCCTTCTGGCTCTCTGCGTATTTCGTGAAATCAGCCTTCTGTAATCTGCTGAGTGAAATATCCACAATCGTTGCTGCGTATCCGACTGTGCCCTCTCCACCATATATCTCTGCGTCCTTTACCTCGAAGTAAATTCCGAGCGACATTGTTATATTGTCCATGCTTGCTTCCCCTTCCTGCGACCGTTCATCTACTCTTCCGTGTAGAATGTGTGGTTACCGTGTGTGAATAATTTTTTCAGTGTGGTGTTGTGCCATGTGGTTTCGTCTGTGGTTCTCTCGAAGTATGTCGCTCCCCGGCTCTCATCCCAGTGCTCTACCTGCACCATTTCCAGTGCCCGGTAGCAGTCTGCGTCTGGTTCTACCTTGTCGTATCTTCCATTTTCATATGCTGCGAACTGGGTATCCTCCGTGATCACTCCCTCGATGGTATCTGGGAACTTATCGCTCCATACTCGGTTCAGCACTACCAGTATGACCAGTGCCTTGCCCTCGGTATCCTCGCCCTCTGCTTCTGCCATGGCGATTTTCGCTAATCTGTAGGAGTCATCTGCATCCCAGTCCAGACTGCCGATTGCTGCGGTCGTTGTCGGTACTGGTGTCTCGGTGCTCTGGAGGATTGCGTTGTAGTAGGATTGTTCCTCTGCCTGCTCTGCTGCCTTGTATGCGTCACGCTCTTTACACATCTGTTCATATTCTTCCTGCGTCAGCCATGTGTCCGAGCCTTCCACCTGCACCATGCCTATGTGGTTTTCCTCTATGTACTCGCTCCAGTCCGGCATCGGTTCGTTTGCCCATGCGATAAACAATCCGACAAACATTCCCGCTCCCACTATTACCGCTACTGCATCCCCTACTATGCGCTTCAGCTTTCTTTTCAGAATTCGCTTCTGTCTCCTACTGAGTTTCAAATCGTCATGCACCTCCTGCTTACTTCTCGACTGCTTCCAGTCTCTTTTCCTTCCTGTTGTAGAGGATCATCTCTTTCTCATCCTCTGAATGGAGCATATAGTCATCTGGGTTCATTCCCTTTTTGACCAGTATCTCTTTCTGATTTCTTGTCAGTTTTTTTGGCTGTTTCATATGCTCTCTCCTTTATACTTACTTGACTTTTACCAGTACCTCATTATGCTCTCTAGGCTTCTTGGGTCTGGCATGGAACAGGTTCTCCAAGGCTTTGAAGAGTAACTGTTCCGTTCATGCTCCCTGAGTATTCTTTGGGGTAGCTGTACTAGTCGCCTGCAGTGCGGTCTTTTTCATTCCCCGCTACCGAGTGTTAAATCGCACCCACGCATCCATGCTCTCGGTATTCTCTCTCTGCGTGTTTCTCATCTGCCTCCGAACCGTTGTTGTTTTACTTGGGTCTGCGTTCCCTACCCCAATTACGACAGCTATTCATGCAGGCTCATGTCCTGCTGCCGGAGCGATTTACTGCGGCGGCTCGCTCCTACCTATCGGTTTTTATCCTGGTCGATGCTTGCCAGTGTGTTTTTTCGGTATTCAGTTTTTAGGTGTGATGCATACGCATCGTTCTGTTTTTTTGGTATCTGTTGCCTGCACCGGGCAGGTGTAGTTGATTTTGCCATTGTCAGTGCTGCTTCGGAGCATTCCGCTTTCGTACAGGTGCTTCCTTGCGTATCTGGCACTCACTCCCTTTGTGCTGCAGAAGTGATTAAACTCCGGAACTCTGATGCGGTATTCTCCGTCCTCTAGTTCCTTACCCTTGGTCAGTTCTGTTACAAAGGTATCTGTGTCAATCAGTGCGGCCTGCTTGTCCAGTGCTCTCCATTCTGCCAGTTCATCAAGTCCGTTGATGTCAACCTGTGCCTTGCTGAACACATCCAGTATCATGGGGATTCTTTCATCTGGGGCCGCTGCCAGTATCTTTGCTATCTGTATGGCAGTCTTGATATCCAGTTCTTCCAT